GAAAACAAACACGAAGTTTCTGAGATAGTAATAAAGCATGAAAGTTGAACTGATATTAAAGAGGCCACACCCGGCCCAACGGGCAGTACTTGATTGTACTGCCCGGTTTCGTGTTATGATGAGACAATGAAGTTCACTAGGTTGATGCTTATTGTAATGTTTCCGGGTATCCGGATGTTTGAAACAAGGGTAGAAGATCACGGGCTTAAAGGGCAGTCAGCACACTATGTAACGATATGAGAAAGGAATTCTTTAAACAGCTTTACGAACTAATGGTATCCGATGACCGGGTGTTCTTTGTTACCGGCGATCTTGGGTATGGGCTTGCTGATGATATACGCAAAGATTTTCCCGCGCGGTTCATAAACGTAGGCGCCGCAGAGCAAACTATGATGGGGGTTGGTGTTGGGCTGGCTTTATCTGGCAAGGTTGCAATAGTTTACAGCATAACTCCGTTTCTTTTATTCCGCCCGTTTGAAACAATAAGGAACTATGTAAGCCATGAATCAATACCGGTTATTATGGTAGGATCTGGCAGGGATAAAGATTACTCGCATGATGGCTTCAGCCATGACGGCAGCGATGACGTTATACTAAAGCAGTTGCCAAATATTGTGTTTATTAAGGAAGACAATTTTAACCTGAGTGATATTGTAAATTCAGGTAAACCAACATATCTAAACCTTAAACGATGATCACTTACTCATACTGTTCCGATGGCTGGCGGCCCGATCCTTCAACACTTGGGCATTGTATTGACATTGGCGGTGCTAATAGCTTTGCACACGGATACCTTGACGCTGTTGTGGATATACGTGAGCCACAGGCCGATGCTAAACACAAGTTCATAGGTAATATTGATGAGCCTGAGATATGGGATAAGATATGCAACCATGTTGCAAAACACGGTAAATGGGATTACGCTATCTGTACGCACACCCTTGAAGACATAAACAACCCGGTGTATGCCGCCCGTATGATTGAGCAGATCGCCAACGCCGGGATTATTGTGGAGCCTTCAAAGTACCGGGAACTTGCCAGGTTCTCAGGAAACTTCCGGGGGTATATTCATCACCGCTGGATATTTGATATAAGGCAAGGCGTGTTAACGGCGCTGCCAAAAATAAACTATATTGAAGACTCGTGTTTTGATTGTGCGCTGGAGGCTGAAGAACTTATTGTTGAATGGAAGGGTGGTATAGGATTAAAGGCGCTTAACGATGGTATGCCATACGGAACGTCTGAGATAAGCGGGGAAGATCATATCAAACAACTTTACAAACAGTTATTATGAGATTAATAGACGGAACGCACCGGGAATTGAATATTATATCTGAGCAGGCGCAGAAGCACTTTGCCGATGACAACAACTATACAAAGTTTATTATTGCCGAATGGGAAGACCTGCCATACAGCAAGTACATAAAGCCCGGTTCAGTGATACTTGATATAGGTGCGAATGTTGGGTTGTTTGCGTTGCACGTTCTGCCGTATGCTTCCAAGATGGTTTGTGTTGAACCAACGCCGCAGCACATGGAGATACAAAGGGAATTATTGGCCGGAGCGGTTACACACGAACAATCCGCCCTCCACAATTACACCGGCAAATGTAGGTTTCATTTCGAGCCTGTTAATACAACCATGAATACCATAAGGCAAGACGGATCGCTGGAGGTTGATTGCATCACTTTAAAAGACCTGTGCGATAAACACAGCCTTAGTTCCGTTGATTTCTGCAAAGTGGATATTGAAGGCAGTGAATGGCAGGCTTTAACTGTTGAACGGATCAAAGAGGTTGCCGGGATCATTAAATCATTCTTTGTTGAACTGCACCCACGTACTGCTGAAGCGCAACGGGATATGGCGGACATGTTTACGCAAGCCGGGTACATGGTAGAGTTAGTGGATTATAACGGCTCAATATACTGCACAATATGAAACTGATAGTAGTAACAACCTGCGACAACCCGTCCAATGAACGGTATCTTAAACTAAAAGCATCGCTCGAACGGTTCGGGTACCAGCACGAATGTGTTGTGCATCCATTCACCTTCGGAACGCAGTTGAATGTGATACGCAAGTGGGCAGAATCGTACACCGGCGACGCAACGCACATGCTGTACACCGATGCATTTGATACCCTGGCTCTTGCTGGGCCGGATGAGGTTGTGAGTAAGTTTGGTAACAGCAAAATGATTATCTCAGCCGAAAAGAACTGCTACCCACACCCGGAACGATCCGGTGAGTATCCGGAAACAGAAAGCGCCTGGAAGTACGTTAACGGCGGTGGGTGGATTGCAGAGATAGAATATTTTAAATACCTTTGCAGTAAAGAGAACCTAAACCCATCTTCGCATGATCAGGTTTGGCTTATGGAAGCGTACCTGAACAACAGGGATGGGATAAAGCTGGATACTGAATGTGAAATATTTCAAACCATTGCTTTTAGCCATAAAGAAGAATGGAGCCAGCAGGAGCGAATGTTTGTTAACGTAGCACATAACACTATACCGGTTTTCTTTCACGGCAACGGTCATACCGAAATGGATTGGGTTTATAAAATACTTGAATAATGGGAACAACCGCAGGTCATAAAAAATACGTATCCCCCGAAAAGTTTTGGGAATTGTTTGAGGCGTATTGTAAAGAGACGAAGGCTAACCCTATAATCGTTACTGATTGGGTGGGAAAAGATGCCGTACAGGTCGAGCGTAAGAAAGAGCGCCCCTTAACCCTTGAAGGGTTTGAGAACTATGTAGCCGCCAACAGTAAATTAAAGGACACCGGAGAATATTTCTTTAACGTAGATGGCCGGTACGGGGAGTACGTGGATATTTGCAAGCGTATCAAACGCATCATCCGGCAGGATCAAATTGAAGGGGCGGCAGCCATGATATACCAGCACTCTATTGTTGCCAGGATCAACGGGCTGGTGGAGAAGACGGAAAACAAACACGAAGTTTCTGAGATAGTAATAAAGCATGAAAGTTGAACTGATATTAAAGAGGCCACACCCGGCCCAACGGGCAGTACTTGATTGTACTGCCCGGTTTCGTGTTATGATGTGTGGGCGAAGGTTCGGAAAATCTTTGATCAGCCAGAATATCGCTATTGAAGAAGGGGTGCAGAAAAAGCAGGTCGCATACGTTACACCAACGTACCAGCTCGGAAAGATATTTTTTCAGGAAATTATAAAGAGCATACCGGCAGAGATATACAGAAAGAACGAAACGGATCTTGTTATAAATTTTATCACGGGTGGATCTATTCGGTTTTTTACCGGGGAGAAACTGGACGCAATGCGTGGTCTAAAGTTTCATCTTGTTATTATTGACGAAGCGAGTTATATATCAAACCTGCAAGATGGCTGGCAGAATAGCATCCGGCCAACGCTTACAGATTACAAAGGACGCTGTATATTTCTTTCAACTCCAAAAGGAAAGAACTTTTTTTACTCCCTGTTTATAAAGCATGATGAACCAGACTGGCAATCATTCAAGTTCACTACATACGATAACCCTTACATTGACCCGACAGAGATAGATGCAGCAAAAGCGCAGTTGCCTAACGCAGTATTCGAGCAGGAGTACATGGCTAACCCGATGGAGAACGCAGCCAACCCGTTTGGATCGGATCATATAAACAAATGCACAAAGCCAATAAGTAAAGAGCCAACGCAGTATTATGGTATTGATCTTGCAAAATCGGTTGACTGGACTGTTATTATTGGGCTGGACAGGGCCGGAAGTGTTTCTGAATTTTACCGGTTTCAAAAGGATTGGATGCAGACAAAAGAAGAGATACTAAGGATATGTGGAAGGGATAAGCCGATAATGATAGATAGCAGCGGGGTTGGTGATCCAATAACGGAAGACTTGCAAAAGCACTTTAATGCGATGTTTGGGTTTAAATACAGCAGTCATAGTAAGCAGCAGTTGATGGAAGGGTTGGCTTCATCGATACACAAAAGCGAGATAAGCTACCCGGAAGGCCCCATAAAAGACGAACTGGAAATATTTGAATACATCTTTACCCCTACTGGTGTAAAGTATTCCGCTCCCGTTGGGTTCCATGACGACTGCGTTAACGCCCTGGCGCTGGCCGATAAATGCCGAAGGGAACATAAAGGGTTTGGAGAATACGTGTTTATTTAATACCTTGTTCAGGATTCATATTGTTCTGTTTTATTTTGCGTTATCCCGGTGTAACTACCGGGATTTTTTGTACATTACACTTAGTTCTTATTTTATAACCTTTATTGGGTTATCCGCTTGTACGCCCCGGGTTATGCCGGGGTTTTTCATTTACAGTCGCAGTATTTTTATATAGTACTGTATGACAATACTACAATTCCAGGAACTTTATTACATAGCAAAGACGAAAGATTTCGACTTCGACAAGTCCGTGAAAATGGTTGGCGTTGTTACCGGGCTTACCCCGGATCAGGTTGACGGCCTGCCTATGGCCCGGTTCAACAAGATATGCGCAGATATTACAAGGCACTTCAATATACTTGAACAGAACCTTACAACCAGCAGCCCGGTTGAAATTATACACGCTAAAGGCCGGACGTACCGGATACACTACCGGGTAGATAAGCTACCAGTAACAGCCGGTAGTTACGTTGATGTTATTAAGTTCGGAGAAGACGTTGTTACCAACCTGCATAAAATAATGGCATCTATCTGTGAGCCGGTTAAATGGTCATGGAAGAAGATGAAGTTTATCCCGTATAAACGGGAACATGCTGATATAGCCGAAGACATGGAGAAGGTAGACTTCAAGGCTGCATATCACGCAGCGGTTTTTTTTTACACTCTTTACACAGCGTCAATGCAGCTTATCCGGCCTTATTTGGTAAAGGAACTAACAGCGAAAGGGATAGCGAAGGAACAAGCGGAAGCGACACTGAAAGATTTATCGAATATTTTGGATGGGTTCACAATGCCAAACTGGTCGCAGAATTTGAGGCTGTACCTATCGAACAGGTTTGGAGTTTCGGCGTGATAAGATTTTTGAATGCCTTATTGTACATAAAACTTAAAGATAAAAGCGATGCAGAGCAGTTGCGTAAAACTCATAAACAAAGATAAGGTGCTGACAACAGTTCTGCCAGTCAAAGCCATTGAAATAGTAACATTCAATGGCACAAACAGCGGTATGGTATATTTTGTTTTCTCACCGTTCAGTTTAAATTGATGGGAATAAATGTAGCACAACGAAAGGCTTTGAATGAAGGTTTCCTTGATACCGTAGGGGAAGCTGGGCAGGCTATTGAATTTAGCGCCGTAGAGAGTGTTTTGGAGCAGTTGGGTGAACTGTTTATGAAGAACTTAGGGAAGTATGCCAATAAAAACTTAGGGAAGTATGCCAATAAAAAGAAAGGGAAGTATGCCAATAAAAAGAAAGTGGTGGCTTCTGGAAAACTACTGAGCGATTCTTATTTCAGAATAATAGAAGGAGATACACTTCAGATATTACTACCGGATTATTACGATTACCCGAACAAGGGAGTAAAAGGTGTAAAGAGTTCACGCAATGCTCCCGATAGCCCGTACCAGTTTAAAAACTACGGCATGAACGCCGAAGGCAGGAAGTCGATAAAACAGTACATCGCTTCAGGAAAAGCCAAGATCAAAACGGTTCGTAAATCCAGGGACAAGGCGCTCGGTATCGGGCTGGAAAAGAAGAGGCTGTCAGTTGCTGATGCCAAAGCAAATACTCTGATATACCTTATTAAAAGGTTTGGCATAAAGAAGACAGAGTACTTCACCTTGTCGCTGGAAGAGACGTTTAAAGACGCAGAGAAGTATTTAAGCGAGGCGTTGGGTTACGATATTGTTGCATCATTAAAAAGGTTAAATAATGGCGGTAGTAATTAATACCAACCCACCAGCAGGGGCATCCGTTCACGATGCCATGTGGCATGTGGTTACCAGCGATAACAGCGGCACTACTGATTTTAAATACGTGTTTGATATTTATGTGCACGGGGTTCAGAAGGTAAGGGTAAAGCAGTTTCCTGAACCGGTTACCGGGAAGGGTTATTTCGATGCGGGGCCAACGGTAAGGAACAGTATGCTGTATAACTGGTTTGAGCCAATAGACAGCACGGTGGTTACCAGTCAGCCGGATCTAAGCGGACAGATGGGAATAACATACGCTTTGCGTGTGGGTGAAGAAGTGAGCGGGGTTACAACGCTAAACATGGCTTCAGGTGAGGTAAGCGGATATAATTGGGCACCACCGATATTCGGGCGCAGGGTTGCCACACTTTCGGACAAGATAAACAAGTTCTTTACAAACAGGCCGGCCACAATGGCGACGGCGATAGGCGAGAACCTGTTTATACCGTTCTATATTTCATCCCCGGCAAGCAGTATAAATTTTCATGTTGAACGGTTTGATTACGCCAACAACTCGCAAGGGGCCGTCAACTCGGTAATATCAATAGACACGAACTCTCCGTTCATTCAGTTGAATATCGGCACAAACCCGATACTGTTATCTACCGGCGTAGACATAGGAACAACAACAAAGTATTACGAGGTATGGATAAACAGCAGCGATAAAATACGGGTTTACCTTAAATGCAATCCGAAATACACCTGTATCCCGGTACACTTTCTTAACAGGTGGGGCATGTGGGACACACAGCGTTTCGATCTCGCCAGCAGGCTTAATATGAAGACAGAGCGAAAGGGTTTCGGACAAAGGGATTACCAGTTTAACGGCAACAGCGTTGATTATATGAGTGCAAATAACAGGTACTACGAAGGGAAGATAGACTATAACAACGCAGCAGACTGGACGTATAAATTAACTGCTGATGGAATGACAGATGATGAATGGATATGGATCGCTGACCTTATGCAGTCTCCACAGATACTTATGGAGGTTGACGGGTATTTCTATCCCGTAACAATAAAAGAGAACAACTACGAATACAAAAAGTTCGTTAACGACAAACTGAAGCCTTTGGAGGTGGAGTTTGAAATGAACACAACAAGATATACACAGTTACGATGACCCGAATATTCATAGAAGATTTTGAAATGGATGTTGATAAGCAGCTTACCAACCAGATAACCTATGCCATCGATGACCTGTCAAACATAGACACAAAATCCAGCCACTTTAGTAAGACAATAATACTACCCGGAACAGCTAAGAACAATAACCTGCTCGGCAATATCTTTGAGTTCAACAACAGCAATTTTACAAACGATCTGCTTCCGAATGTTAAGTACAATTTCAACGCAGCCAAAACAGCTAAATGCAGGGTAGAGGTAAACGGCCTTCATTGTATAAAGGGCGTGTTCAGGCTTATGGAGATAATAAGGGACGGCCAGCAAACAGAATACGAAGCGCAGGTTGTTGGTGAACTTGGAGGGTTTGCTATGGTACTTGCCGCTCAGAAGCTGGAAGACCTTGATTTCAGCCAGTATAATCAGGTTTATTCCGTAGCCAATATCACCGCAAGCTGGGCAAATGACAACGGGGGTGCCGGGCTGTATTACCCGCTTATTGATATAGGGCAGGTGAGTAACGGCGCACCTTATGGCGTAGCAAAGAAGGATTATCAGTACCGGGCATTCCGTCCGGCGTTATTCGCAAAAGAATATATAGACAAAATATTCTCAGCCAACGGGTATACATACGAATGCGACCTGTTCAATACCGATAGATTTAAGCGCTGGGTCATACCTTATAATAAAAAGGAACTTATCATGCGTGGCGACCGGGTGGCGTATGCTACGGCTGTTGCAACCAGCTATGTTATACATGATGAGGCGTGGGGGAATCCGATAACAATATCATGGGAGAACTTTTCGGGCACAAACTGGTCACTTGTTTTCGGGTCTAACTTCAGGTATGATGCGGCAACGGCACAAATAGTGAATGTTGTTATTCATGTGGAAGGGGTGTATAACTACGATACTTTAAGCCCGTTGCAATCTGAAGGAATCAGGGCCCTATTTCAACACTGGACTTCAGTAAGCACATCGGGAACAACTTTAGCATTTCAGGATATTGCAGGAGGCGCACAGGATATACCGTTCAGCATAGACTTTACCATAAGTAATTTCGTAATGCAGCAGAATGATTTTTTTCAGTTTGGATTCCAGTCAATAACACCGGATTCAAATATCACAATAACCGCCGGAACGTTTACAGTAAGAACAACAACCCCCGGATGGGTTAACGTAAACTTAGGCGATGATCTGCTTGTCAACGACATGATACCGCAGAACATACTGCAAAAGGATTTTATCGTGAGCATAATGAAAATGTTCAACCTGCTTATCGATGAAGACAAGTACAAAGAAAAGCATCTTGTCATTAAGCCGTATGTGGATTTTTATTCCGGATCAGAGGATTGGAGCGATAAGGTTAACCATGATAAGCCGATACACATAAAGCCACTCAGCGAACTCAATGCCAGGTATTACCTGTTTAAGTTTAAAAAAGACAACGATTACTACAATGAACAGTACAGTAAACGGTACAACGAAGGGTACGGCGACAGGTTGTTTGACAGCGTGTTTGATTTTGCTAAAGAGACCGATACTTTGGAGGTCATTTTCTCAGCCACCCCGTTGGTCGGTTTTGTTGGTGAGGACAAGGTTGTGAGTACTATTTACAAAAAGAACAATGACATAGAAGAAAGGATAGATACCAACATACGGATATTGCAGGCAAAGAAAATAACCGGTGTTACGAGTTGGGATATAATGAACGGGGTTACTGTTTTACATAGCGATACATCTTATCCTTACGCCGGTCATCTGAACGACCCGGATGTACCGAGTAATGATCTGAACTTCGGGGTGCCTAAAGAGTTGTTCTTTGGGCTTGTATCTGGCGACATTTCAGTAAACCAATTCAATGTTTACTATTCATCGTACATGGCTGAGATAACTGATAAGGACAGCAGGCTACTGAAGTGCGAGTTGAAATTAACGGACGTTGATATTCACAACCTTGACTTCGGGAAGTTTAAGTATATCGAAGGTGGGTTGTACAGGCTCAGCAAACTTATTGATTATACCCCGGAAGCAAACCAGCCAACAAAGGCAGAACTGCTAAGGGTAATTTATACAACTTATTAACATGGCAAAAGTAGTAGTAGGTGCGGAACTAAAAATAGAGAACCTTGATAAGGCAGGGCAGAGCGTTGGTAATTTCAGGAAGGAGTTGAAGCAGGCACAAAACGATGTTGTAACTCTGTCAGATAAATTTGGGCTTGCCTCAAAAGAGGCGCAGGCAGCAGCGAAGCGAGTTGCCGAAATGAAAGACCGGATTGGAGACGCAAAATCACTGGTAGAGACGTTTAACCCCGATAAAAAGTTTGTAGCCCTGGGCGGCGCCGTCCAGGGCGTTGTATCGGGGTTCTCTGCCTTCACCGGAGTTATGGGGTTGTTTGGCGAAAAGAGTAAAGAGGTTGAAGAGGTTCTGCTTAAAGTACAAAGCGCAATGGCGCTGCAACAAGGCTTGTCCGGCCTGAAGGCTTCTATTGACAGCTTTAAGTTGTTGGGGCAGGCGATACAGGCAAGTACGGCATTCCAGAAAGCTAACAACGTAACAACCATGATCGCCGTAGGTATACAGCGGTTGTTTGGGGTTTCGGTTACGGGTACGGGCGTTGCATTCAACAGACTTAAAGCGGCTATTGTAGCAACCGGTATAGGTGCATTGGTTGTGTTGCTGGGGGTGGCTGCGAACGCTATGGGAGTATTCAGCGATGAGACAGAAGATGCCGCAGAAGCGCAGAAGAAACTCAGAGAAGAAACCGAAAGACAAAAGGATGCGCTGGACGATATTATGGCCGCCAGTCAGCAATATATTGACAGGCAGATTGATATTATTAAAAATAATGAAAGAATCGCCGACTTGCAGGCAAAAGGTGCAGGTAACGAAAGGGCGATTGCTAATATCAGGAAGGAAAATATCGCTTTAGAGTTACAAAATGTTCGTGTAGAACTTTCATCAAAGGCTGGATTGCTTACCACACAGGAGGAACTTAATTTAAAAACAAAAGAATACCAGCTTATTAAACAAGGCGAGCGTGTGGATATTGAACTCGCAACCAAAGCCAGGGAGAAAGCAAACGAACTCGCTGCAAAAGAAAAGCAGCTACTTGAAGAGCGTAAACAGATAGAAGAAAAGCTGCTGGGTATGAAACGGGAGCGGCTGGCTAATGAGATAAAAGCTATTGAGGATTACGGCGCCCAACTTGCAGAAGCGGATCAAGCCATCGCCGATGCGGAGATACAGCGGTTGCGTGATAACGAACAGCGCCGACTTGAAACGAAAGCAGAACTGGCAGAACTGGCTATACTGGACGACCCGGATAGTATAGAAAATAAGATTGCTAAGATAAATGCAGACCTGGAGCTTGAACTGTTTGCCCTGGCTGAAGGCGACCTTCGCAGGCAGATACTCGCAAAGCAGGCATCCGATGCTGTTGTACAGATAAAAAAGGAAGAAGTAGAGGCGAAAAATAAGTTACAACAATTAGAAGTTCAGCAGGTGAATGCAGGGGTGAACGCCATCGCAAACGCCCTGGACGGGTTCGCTGAAGTGGCCGGAAGACAATCTGCCGCCGGTAAGGCCCTTTCAATAGCTGTTACCGTTATCAAAACCATACAGGGCGGTATATCTGCCTTCATGGGTATGGTGCAGCAAATACCCGGGCCGGTTGGTATTGCCCTGGGTGCGGTAGCTGCTGCCGGTGTGGTGGCTTCCGGCTATGCATCAATAGCAAAAATGAAGGCGGTGCAGATCCCCGGCAAAGGCGGCAGTTCAGGCGGCGGTACGCCAACGGCCCCAACAGCCCCTATTATTCCACGCCCGCAAACCACAACACTTGATCAGCAAAGCATAAACCAGGTAGGTAATGCCGCTGCCAGATCTTATGTATTAGAGACTGATGTAAGCAGCAATCAGGAGCGCATAAGAAGACTAAACAGGGCCGCCAGGATAAATTAGCCTGTACAGCCCGGCATTTTTTATATAGTATTTTATGGACTTACCGATTTACGAACTAAAAATAAGCGAGGAAATTAAGGACGATGCAGAGGTATCGTTTATTGCTTTTGTTGATAAGCCTGCTATCAAACGGGATTTTCTGGCGTTTAAAGACGCTGTAAAATTCGAGGTGGTTAGTGAGCAGCAAAGGATAGTAACCGGCCCGCTGATGATACCGGACCAGCTTATTTACCGTAATTCAGAAAAATTCGGGGAGCACTACGTTAAGTTCGGGGCCGATACCATACAGGCTATAAGCATAAAGTTTGCTAAGAAGGGGTATCAAAAGAACGTGAACATCATGCATGAAGAAGGTATGCAGGTAGAGGATATTACCATGTTTGAATCGTTCATAAGCAACTCTGCAAGGGGTATAAAACCTATGGCCGCTTTCGCTGACTTACCCGATGGCACATGGTTCGGATCGTTTTATGTTGAAAATCCGGCAGTCTGGGATATGGTTAAGGCGCAGAAGGTACGTGGGTTTAGTGTAGAGGGAATGTTTGATTACGAAAAACCGGCATCAAAAGAAGACGAAGCCCTGAAGCAGATAGCGAAACTGCTCGCTTCAATCGAATAATTTTTGTACAGTTTTTTAAAATTTATATAGTATAAGTATGGAAGCTAAAGAAATACTGGCGAAATTAAAGCAGGCGTTCAATGATCTTGTTGCCCCTGCTGCAACAGCCCCGGCACCCGCTGCGGCTGCTGACGCTCCTAAAGAGTATGAAATTGCAGGTGGTGGAAAGTGCATGATTGATAAACTTGAAGCCGGAGGCATTGTACTTATTGATGGTGCACCGGCATTGCCTGGTGACCTTGAACTGGCGGACGGTACAAAATTAACCGTTGGCGATAACGGCGTTATTTCAGCCATCACCCCAGCAACTCCCGCAGCCCCTGATGCACCAGCGCCCGATGATATGAGTGCTAAGTTCTCAGCCCTAGAGACAATGGCGACAGAGAAATTCGCAGCTTACGAAACAAAATTTTCAGCATACGAACAACGGTTTGCCGACTACGAAGTGAAACTCGGTAAGGCAAACAAGGTTATCGAACAGCTTTTGCAGTTGTCTACTGTGTTGGTTGAAAAACCAGCGGCCCCGGCAGATCCGGCAGCCAGCAGGCAAAACAACGGGTTTAAAGAAAAAGAACTCGACTACGATCCGGCATTATTTTCAGAAAAATTAAACTAACATACAATGGCATTCAGTTTAGGTACATTATCAGCATACACTCGCCAATCGGTTAAGCCTCTTTTGCAGGCAGCCGTATTCTCAGCGAAGACGCAGCAAATGATAAAAGCAAAAGGCATCACGCTTACAAACGTGAAGTCTGCTGAATCGATCCCGATGTTTGATACCGATGCCGTTTTCGGCAGTCAGTCATGCTCCTTTGATCCGTCCGGTACCACCGCTTTCACTCAGCGGACTGTTACTGTAGGAAAGATAAAGGTGGAAGAGAAGTTATGCCCCAAAGATATGGAGGCGTACTTCTTACAGGAAGCGCTTAAGGCCGGAAGTACCTATGAGGACTTCGGTAATGCTCAATTCCAATCCGCTTACCTGGAGCGCAAAAACCTGAAAATTGCCTCTCAGCTTGAGACCGCAATCTGGCAGGGGAATACTGCGTTGTATGACCCGAACCTTAACAAGTTCGATGGCCTGCAAAAACTTATTGCCGCCGGTTCTCCGATCAACGCCAACGTATCAGGATACACCGGAATTGCTCCGGTAACAACCATCACGGCATCAAATGTGATCAATGTTGTTAAGGGTATGAAAAACGCCATTCCTGCGGCCCTGAAGGGGATGACTGATGTGGTTATCTTCTGCGGATACGATGTGTACGACATGTACGTTGACGCTGGGGTGGCAGCAAACCTTTTCCACTATGACTTCAACGATAAGAGCAACTACGGCGGCCTGAAGGTACCCGGTACCGGCATCATGCTGGAAGCAGTACACGGCCTGGACGGTACAGGTGATCTGTACGCACTGCGTATGAGTAATGTGGTTGAAGCCGTTGACTTGCAGGGCGAGGAAGAGAATTATGACATGTGGTACAGCAAAGACAACAACGATGTTCGTTTCCGGGTGGAGTTCAAATACGGCGTGAACGTGGCTTACACCACAGAAGTTGTTTCTTTCCTGGCAGCACTTTAATAACCAATTCAATCAAATAAAATGGCTTGTGCTTTATACGCTGGATATGCTATTGATTGCCGGGATGCGGTAGGCGGATTAGATGCCGTTTATTTCATCGACTTTGCGAGTGTTACAAACATGACAGATGCGAGCGGCGTTATAACAGCAATAACGAAGGCTACCGGCAAAAGGTTCTGGAAGTTTGAAGTGCCTACAAAATCAACAGCCAACGCAACCAGCAACCCCGTAGGATCAACAGAGAACGGAACGCTGTTCTTTGAGCAGTTTATTGACCTACCTATAAACAAAAGGGATGCGACAACACGCAATATTGTAACAGTACTTGCAAAGAACAAGGTTATCGCTGTTACCAAAGATAAAGACGGCACATACCGGATGTATTTCAAAGCCAACGGCGGGTATCTTGGACAGTCAACCGGGCAGACCGGGGCCGCCGCAGGAGATGCTAATGGTTACGTGCTTAAAATCGAGGGGCAGGAGAAGGAAGACTTCTTTGTTGTTCAGGCCGATGTTGCCGCAGCGCTTGAAACTCCAGGTTAATACGCACACTATGAAAATTATTCAAACCCCGTCCGTTGAAAAGACGGGGTTTTTTAATAAAGGGTATGATAAATTTACGCAAAGGAAATACTGAAGTTATTTACTTCACGGGCACCGAAAACGCAACGCTCACAAACCCGTATTTTCTTTTTATCTTTACCAACAGGGCAACCAAGGAAGTGGTGAAAGTGATGGTAACAAATACCAGTACTTCCAGCAGGTACGATAAAGGCAGCGTTGTTGTAAACACTTATTTCAGCAACCAGGATAATGGCCTTTGGGATTACGAGGTAAGGGAGAAGGCGAGCGCTTCGGATATGACCGTATCGGGTACTGTCGTTGAACAGGGGTTTATGTTGCTGAAACCGGCAACAGATTTTGCGCCATCTGTGTATGACGATCAATCGAACACTTTTAAAACCTACAATGGCTCATAATAAGGACATAATAAAAAAGCCCGGTACTGCGAAGCAGGATGATCCATACGGCAATATCATCACCATAAAATTTGCCCAGGCGGAGCAGCCTAAATTTATAGAGAAAAAAGGAACAGAGGCTTTTATACAATTCGGGGTTAACAATGATTACCCGGATTACCTGCTGGGGTTATACAACGAAAGCCCGAAACACGGGGCTATTATTAAAGGTAAATCAAACTATATTTTCGGGAAGGGCTTTGAGGGTATAAGCCAGCCTGCCAACACGACCGGGGAAACCTGGAATAATATCCTGAAAAAGTCTGTGCTTGACGATGAGATTTTTGCCGGTTATTACCTGCAAATTATCTATAACCTTGCCGGGGAAATAAAGGACGTTTACCACATAGAATTTTACAAGGTCAGGACGAATAAAGACATGACCAAATTCTATGTAAAGAACGACTGGACAGATCAGAAAGAAAAATCCCGCTGCTATCCGGCGTTCAATAACAAATACGATCCTGCCTATCCGTCGCAAATACTGTACGTTCATCAGTACAACCCTAAAGCGAATGTATACCCTTTGCCGAGTTATTTCCAGGGGCTTAATTACATCGACAGCGATGTTCAGGTGAGCAGACATATTCTCGGTAATGCCAAAGACGGGTTCGTGGCAACCACACTTATAAGCCTTAACAATGGCGAACCAGCCAGCGAAGAGGCAAAAGAGCAGGTAGAAAAAAGGGTAAAGAAGAAATTTACCGGATCTGAAGGCGACAGGATTATTATTACGTTCAACAAAAGTAAAGACAACGCTGCAGAAGTAACCCCGCTGAGTAACACCATGCTCACAAAGGAGGATTTCACGAACATCAACAACCTTATACAACAGGAAGTGTTTGCATCCCACCAGGTTACCAGCCCGATGCTGTTCGGTATCAAAACCGAAGGGCAGTTAGGGGGAAGAACAGAGATACAGGAGGCTTATGAAATATTCAACAACACTTATGTAAATGAACGCCAGCAGGCACATGAGGAACTGTTTAATAAACTTTTTGCCCTTGTTGGTATCCCAGCTTCACATATAGTTCCGGTAGAGCCGCTTGGCTTTACACTGAAAGAAGAATCGTTGCTTAAAGTAATGCCCCGTGAATATTTCCTTGACAAGATGGCTGTGGATCAAAAGTACTATCCTATGCCATCGGTGGAAGGCGTAGCGCCTGCTCCGGCAGCAGATGCCAGTGGTAATGTTATGGCGTCGGTGAACAGTAATCTAACCAATTTAACGGGTAAGCAATTCCAGGGAATGCAGCGTATAGTAAAGAAGTATAAAAAGGGTGATCTTACCCGTGATCAGGCAGCGATGCTTTTAAAAAGTTCATTTGGCATATCCGATGAAGAAGTGGCTTTGTTCCTGGACGCCGATAGCGGCCTGCAATTTGCCAGTCAGGAAGAGATTGATTTCAGCCTGCTTGAACAGTTTGGGCAGGTAGGCGAACCGGCGGACCTGTTTGAAGAAATGAGCCGGGTGCCTGCAAAAGAGCAGGTTAACTTTGCCGAACAGGTAGAGTTGACGCAACTTGAATCCGATGTACTTAATCTTATCGGCAAAGATAAGCGAGTTACGCCGGAAGTTATTGCAAAAACATTAAATACAGAAGCGGCATATATCAGGGCTCTTTTACTGCGCATGGTAGACGATGGCATACTTACTGAGGTAACCACCAGGATGGGGCAGGGGGTTATCATAACAGAGCGAACAGCAACGCAGGTGAAGGTGAGTAAACCAACGCCATCAACAGTTGATATATTACTCAGGTATAAGTACGATGGCCCAAAGGATGACCGTAACCGGCCATTCTGTGCGAAGCTGATGGAGTTAAACCGGGTGTACAGCCGTTCAGATATTGAAACAATAAGCGAAAGGCTTGGATACAGCGTATGGGATCGCCGGGGCGGCTGGCTTACAATGCCGGACGGCACACACAGGCCTTACTGCAGGCACACATGGTTTGCCATAACCGTAAAAAGAAAATCGCAATGAGCGCTAATGTATTATTCATAAACGAAAGCACATTCAAAAGCCGGACCGGTTGCAGTGATGTTATCGATGGGGCGAAGCTGAACCCGCATATCAAAGTAGCGCAGGATATGTATATTCAGACGGCTTTAGGTTCGCCGCTATACCTGCGCCTGCAATCAGGTATCGAAGCCAGCAACCTGAACTCAAACGAAACGGTGCTGCTGAATAGCTATATTACCGATGCCTTGGTTTGGTTCACTATGAGCCGATTACCTATGGCTATGGGATTCCAGTTGTTCAGTAAGGGATTTTTGCAGAAGACAGCGGAAGAAAGTGAAGCGCCGAGCAGGGCAGACCTTGAACTTATTGCCAGTAACTACCAGAAGGATGGGGAGTTTTACAAGCAGCGTCTTATAAACTACCTGCGTGAAAACTATTCTTTATACCAGGAATATTACAACTTTACAGCCGGGCTGGATACGATTTTCCCTGAATTGAAGGCTTATACCTGTCCGATATGGCTGGGTTCAGATAAACAGGAATACAGCCAGCGGACGTTTGCGGGTGGCAATAGTAACGGCGCAACGCAGACTATTCAATTAACACCTTCAGCCGGGGTTGCTTCGTTTACGATAACCGGGCTCCCGGTATCTGCTGTGGTTATTATTGCCACCAGGTCAGGGCTTGTTAAGGGAATAACCAACGCCGCTACAACAAATACGATGTACTTGCAAATATCTGGCGGAGTGTGTACATTGCCGACTGGTGATGTTACGGCAGCCGATGAACTATTTACATTCACATACCGATGAAATACAAGCAATCAATAATAGAAAAAGTATTAAAACGTGACCTACAACCAATTAAATTCAATGCTGGAAGACCTGCTGGGAAGCCACGCAATGATAAAAACAGTAAAAAACGAGGCGCCGAACGAGTGGCTGAAAAGGACGGAGATTGAGTTCCCTGTATCCTGTTTTCAGATACTATCCGGCACATTCAACAAGGGGCGTGAGCAGGTTTATTCGGTTCAGTTATTTTTCCTGGACAAATCCGGGGAGGGTGAAAATGAGTTTGAAAACGACGTTATATCTGATCAGGTTGGAATCGCTTTTGATATTATTGAACTTATGAGGGCTCCTAAACGAACGTACAGCGTGCCGGACTCGATAGGCTGGGATTCGATAAGCGACGGAAAGTATGAAGACTTTTTATCGGGATGCCAATTAACTTTTGAAATAACAACGCAGAGCGACTTTGATGGTTGCGATGCACCAATAGCTTAATTATGAAAAGAATATTGTTTATACTGTGTATGCTTTCTGGAGTTGCTTATGGGCAGCTTTACCAGCGGATGCCACAGGCAGGATACTACTTCGATCGGGGGTGGTTTAACGGACTACTCACTATACCGAGAACCAGTTCACAGGCTTCTAATTTGTCTGGAGGGGTAGATACCGGCAGGATAAGGTACAACGAATCTGATAGTTCGTTGCAGGTTTATACTGGGTATCAGTGGAGGTCGCCTACATACAACGGTTTAATTACCGCATCAAACGGCCTTACGGCGTCGGCTGGTGATGTAAAATTGGGGGGGAATCTTACCCAAAATACTACTATAAATAATGGCACTTATGATTTTACTTGGAATACAGCAAGCGATCCAAGCGACTTTGATATTACCGGGGAATCATCTATTTTATTAGACTCAAGAAATTCTGGAATTTCTGCCCAAGTGGGGTTATCATCAGGGTATTCTGTAACATTAGGAACATATACAACCGCCGCAGCAACTTATAATAGCGCATTGGAGATATATAGAGATAGCATAGGATTCTCACCGTGGCAAGGACATATAGCGATAGACAGTCTTGCAAACCGATCAAACCAAAATACTTTAGTTGGCTGGATTAACGGAATAAGTGCGCCATCGGGTAACGGACATGGTAATTTGGGGTATATCACCATCGGCCCCGGCATATCATTATCCGGGGGGGCGCTGTCCGGGTCTCAGGATCTTGCCAGTGTTACATCTTTTGGTAATGCCACAACAACCGATATACAGTTTGATGACGGAGGAACAGACTACACGATTATAGGAACAACCTCCGGAACCGGGTATTTTAAATTCAGGTCTTCAACAAATTCAAATAATGCGATCATAGCCAACAACCCGTTAACTGCCGATAGGACATATACTCTTCCAGATGCATCCGGAACTGTTTCGCTTATTTCAAATCCCGAAACCCTCCAAAACAAAAATATTCAGTTAACAATAGTAACAAAAACAGCGTCCGATACTTTAGAACTAACAGATGCAGGGAAAGATATTGAAATGAATGTTGGTAGTGGTAATTCATTAAGCGTTCCTGCTAATGCAGATGTGGCGTTTCCGGTATGTGAATGTAAATAGTTCATCGGCTGCCGTAACATCACCAGTCGGCAATGTACACACTCCGCCAGATATTTGCAAGTA